CTTCTGCTATCTCACCATAAGTAAAACCTTTTTCTCTACTTTCTTGTATGATTAGATCTTCATCTAAATTATAAGCTAATCCTCTACTTGTACGATTTAGGCTATATTGATTTTTCATTTTTTTCTTTCCTCATGCCCTTCTGCAATAGCTTCAGATGTTTTTCTTCCTCTTCTCTCGCCTTCTGATTCAAACGATTGATTCTTTTTATTTGTTCTTGCTTCTATCTCTCCTGCTATAGCAGCATAGGCAGCCATGTCTATATAGCTATCTTTTTTATGTTGGTTCATGAGCCGTGCTACTTTTACCAGGGCCATACAGATGGCTACATCGTGCGGTGTAACTTTAGTCTTTAAAAATATAGACCAGAAGTCTGCAATGTTTTCGTGGTTTGTTAATTTATCTCCGTAGTCCGTTTGTCTATCGCCCCCAATAAGTTTATTTGCTTCTTCTAATAACTCCTGGGATATCATGCACAGTTCCTTTCATGAAAAAATATAGGTTCATATTCATACTGACCTTCTGTTCGGTGAACAATATGTAATTCTTTTTTTGCTCTCGTTGCACCTACATAAAATACTCTTGCCTCATCATCTTTACCTTGTTGAGTTTCCGTTGATGACTTGTAAGGACCAAAAGATAGATCGGTTATCAACATAACATTATCTCTCTCCCCTCCTTTACTGGCATGTATGGTTGATACTTCAATACGAGGTTTAGCATCTAACTTATTTCCCGAACGCATAATTGATCGTAGATAGGGAATTCTTTTTTTCAAACCTTTTCCATTTAACATATCATACCACGTTATTTCTTTCACACTTGCTGTTCTTATACTTGATACTTTTATATCCTCTCTTAGCCCGTATTTATCTATAAGAGTAGCTAAATCATAGAATCCTTCTGGTTGACCTTTGAATACACCGTAGTTTCTTTTTATTCTGGTGCTGTCCATGTGATGATAAATTGTATCACAGTCAACACCCGATACACTTTCACCATTTTGCAGCTTTGTCCACGCTCTAATAGCTTCAATAAAACGAAAACTAATCACATCTGATCCATAGCGCTTATATAACCATCCGTAAGATTCTAAAGATTCAGATACCTGCTTCACAATTTCATGCGTTCTGCATAAAATAAGCCAGTCACCTTCTTTCAATCCCTGGTTTAAAGGTCTGATATTTAATACTTTTCTTTTGCCTTCTTCGTCTCTTGGTTTATATTCTTTTGGTATTCTTCTTGATATAGACTGTGCTATTTTTGTGGCTAAAGTGTGTACACTTACAGGAATACGGTAAGATTGTGTTAAAGGTTTTATTATATTAGTCTCATCATTAGCCATACTAATAAAATGTTCAATGTCTGCACCAGCCCATCTAAATATAGCTTGATCATCATCACCTGCTACCCATGTCTCTAATGCTCCTGACTCTTGTTGTAACATATCAACAACTTTCCATTGTTGCGCTGATAAATCCTGAGCTTCATCAATAAATAAATATTTTAACTGCGGTGCGTTTCTTTTTTTAATAAAGTTAACAAAGTAATCAACATACTCATACTTATCTCTGTCTTCTTTAAACTTACGCAAGTCTAAATCCATTTGCTCAATCATGTTCCGTGCGCCGTAGTTATTGAGCGTCGTTTCTTTAAACACTTTAGGAAGTCTGTCATCATCATCAGGATACTTAGCGTAGGCTAAATTAATAATGTCTTGATATTCACTCTTCGCTGTTGGCATCGATATATCAACGCCATTACCCTTACGCATTTTATTAATATACTGATGTCCCGTGAGCCGTGATAACTCCTCGTAGTCATGATCATCCATGATCTGCGATTGTCGTAACTGTAATCTCTTATACGCTAAACTATGGAGTGTAGAGAAATAAGGAAACATAATTTTCATTTGTTCTTTACTTAACTCTTCCTTATCCATGACTCTATCGCGTATCTCTTCTGCAGCTTTGACCGTAAAACTAAAATATCCAATTTCACTAGAAGAACATGATCCCGATCTAATTAAATCCTGTACTCTTGTTTTTAAAAATGTTGTCTTCCCAGTTCCTGGAGGACCAATGACTATATGTCTATGCATCCATAACCTCCAAGATTGATTGTGCTATGTAATAAGGTATTTGTGGTACGACAGCATTACCTAACGATTTAAGTCGGTGTGTCCTGTCGGGTATCCCATCAGCCACTCTACCCACGTCGGGTTCAGTGTCCCACCAGGTTTTTGTTCCTGTACTGCGTGTCTCAGTGCGTATTGAAGATTCACTCCGTTCTCTTCTTTCTTCTTCTTTGCTCTGATTGTCCAAGCTTCTAGTGTTTCGCTCTTGTTCATTAAATGATCTGTGTGCATTGGTGTTGGCCACATCGCCACTCTCTCTTCCAGTTTGCCCCTGTCCGTTCCCCGTGCTTGTATGTTGGATGTCTTCTCCGACATTGCTTTCGATGCTCTCGGCGTTGGCCACATTTGAACTGTCTTGCTCAAACCCGCCCCCTTTCCCGTCTTGGGATTGATTCCGCTTCTCTCGGTCGCTGTTGGTGTTGGCCAAAGTCTTGGTTCCCTCACTTGGTCCTGGAGACGTATCTGTATTTGTTGACCACTCGGTCTTTTCAGATGTCCCTCGTCCAATGCTTTCTGTATTCCAGGTAAATTGCTCCCTCCAGCTGCGGCGTCTGGCGTCCTCCACATCGGCATGTTCGTTACGGGTTTCCCGTACTGCACTTGCTCCGCTAAAGTTCCTGGTGGTACTGTCGTTCTCCCTATGCTCTTTCTGTAAGCTACTCTCTTCTCCATTGACTCTTTTGATCTGTTGTGAATCATAGTTGCGCTGGGAGTAAGCCACTGTCCAGATTCTTTCCCTTTGGTGGTTCGCACCGATGCTAGAAGCTGAAACACTAAACGTCCTGAGAGAGTAGCCTTGACTTTCCAAGTCCTCTTGTACGGCGTCCAAACCGAGTTTAATGTGTCCAGAAACGTTTTCTCCAATAATCCAAGTGGGCCTACATTCTTTGATAAGTCTAAAATACTCTGGCCAGAGGTGTCTCGGATCTTCAACACCTTTTTTATTTCCAGCGATGCTGAAGGGTTGGCATGGGTATCCACCTGTGATGATGTCGATGGAATCAATTCCATCTGCTTTGAGTTTGTCATATGTTAGCTCCTTTATATCTTTGTATACTGGTACTTCTGGCCAGTTCTTGTTTAATACTTTTGTGCAGTACTTATCTATCTCGCAAAAAGCGACTGTCTTAATTTTTTGTGTTGCTTCTAATCCTAAAGCAAATCCACCTATTCCACTAAATAAATCTAAATGTCTCATTAATACGCCTCCTCCTCACTAAAGTCTTTCTTACTTAATTTATATTCTGATTCTAAAATTCCTATTGGTATTTTCCAACAATGTTCGGAATTACTATTTACTTTAAATTTTGCTGTGCTGCCTTGAAACTCTGCAAACATTTTATATTGTTCAGAGTCAGATGCTTTAGCAAATCTTTTAGTTTTTAAAAAATCTCTAAATGCTTGCGGTTTAAAAAAGAAATATCCTTTCTCATGCTCAAACACCATTCCTTGTAAAACATCTTGTCTGTCTTTTGCTCCCTTATTATTTTCTAAGAATATTTGTAATTGATTTAAGAATTGACCTTTTGCTGTTACCTCTCCTGGAAGTTGTACAAAATCATCGGCTTGCATATTTTTTAGTAAACTGTCTACCATGTCCGACCAAATAGCAGGAGCCATGGGACGCGGGCTTTCGTTCGCCTGCGCTATACATGCTTTACGATATTCAGCGTGACTTGATAATTGATCTAACGTTAGAATAATAACTTTACCGTTATGTGTTAATTCATAAATAGGATTATCTGATTCCCATTTCTTTAGTCCACTAATTTCATTGGTTGCTGAGTTTCCTATGCCAAACTTCTGAGATTGACATTTAATTTTTTCACATACAATTTTAAACATTGGTTCTTCACAGCGATAAAAATATTTTTTATCCTCTACTTGTTTAAAGATTGTTAATACTTCTCTACTTGGAAGAGGTGGTGTAAAATATTTAGAGTTATAGTAATCTAATTTTTCTTCTAATTTTTCAGGAAATCTTTCACGCAAATAAATTCCTAATTGAAAGAGGGACGTGTTCCGTGATCCTTCTGGAAAACCATCTGATGCTAGTGTTATTAGGCATGGAGGAGCGCCTTTAAAATCATCATTCTTTTTTCGGGTAATTGTTTTTTCGATAACCACCTTGTTTAATTGTGATACGACTTTTGTTTCATAGTGTTGTATAAAACTACTTAGTTCAATCAATGCAGTACCTTCGTCATCAAACGCATACCTTGTGGGAAATTCTGGGTGGTTATAAGGAAGATTTAAAAAGTTTCCTGTACCTTTTGAGTTCAATTCAATTTGCTTTGGAAATATCTCACAGTCACCGTAGCCTAACCATACGGCTATCTCTTTTAATTTTATTTGCATATCTTTTGCAAGGACTGGTTCGCGTACAAATAAAAATATATGAGCTCCCCCACTTTTTGATTTACACACAACTAGGGGTATTTTCTTTTCGACAATTTTTTTAATTAATATTTTATAATCAAACCCGTCATATGTATCGACATCAATAGCGCCCCATTTACATTGATTATTATCATCAATAGGAATGATACCAAGAGACGGTTCTTTACCCTCCAGGTGATTGTTCCAATTATTTATAGTAATATGTTCTTTAACAAGCCAGGATCGTCCTTCTAGCTTACCCGCCTCATTCTTTTCACGGCTTTGCGTTTGACCATAAGCTCGGTCTAAGCCACTAAATATCTCAATAAATTTCGTCTTGTCGTCCATAATGTTCTCATACCTAAGCGAAAGGGCAACGGCGGTCGCCCTTTCTGATTTAATTTATTTAATAAGGTGCTTTTTCACCCGTGTCAATATCTTCATCTTCATGCTTAACTTTAACTTCACCTTTAGCTACGCTATCCGCAAAAGTTTTAGCAGCATTATATATGTCGATATCTTCAACAGGGCCAACCCTAGAAATATCCCAACCAAACCAGTTACCTAAGTTGTTAGACTCGGCTACTGTTTTTAGATTGTATACATGAGAATATGAAGGAGGCGTAAACTGTCCGTTTGCTCCTTTCATTTTAAGACCCAACATAAGAGAGTTCCATCTTTTGGACTTCTTACGTTGGGTGCTTTTCATTGCTACTAAAACTTGGGAGGAAGTTCCGTCAGCACCAATGACCAGGCAGTAATGATTAGCGGTATCTTCAATATAATTACCGTTGGGTAATCTATCTTTACGCTGATCATCACGAGTTGTTTTAGAAATTATATCACTTTCAGCAGGATAAATATTAACGGGAGCACCACTGCCCTCGCCTCTATCTGTCCATTCAATATACTGACGTTGATAAGCACATGGTATAACCTTTGCACCTACCTCACCGTCATAGATTGATTTTGTAAGCGTGTTGTAGATCATTCCACTTTCCGCTCCCTCTATGTATAGAGGATCTCTTTTTTTAATCTGAGGTGATGTATCACTCAAAATTCGTAAAAAAGGTATTGCTAAGTCATCCATTCCTAGATTTCCTAGACCTTTATTAGCATCCTTTTCAAAAATGCTAGAGTCAAATTGAACAACGTTTGTTGCTGCTTCTTCGTTTTTTTTTATAGCGTTTGCCATATTTACTCCTTATTTTGTTTTTTGTCGGCTGATTTTTGTTTTTCGACCAAAGTGCAGAAAAAATAAATCTTCTGGCAAACTTTTGCCTTCTTCATGCCACTTTGTAACAGTGGCTTTCAGTGTACCAGCGTGCACCGAAACTTTTACTTCAGGAATTAAGCCCATCTCTTTAATTGTCTCTTCGAGTTGTTTTGCTTTTGTGCCTTCTCCCTTACCGAAACGCATAGCTACTTGGTTTTTAATAATATCGCCCAGGCCATTATCTTCTAACCATTCATAACAAGCAGCTTGTCTCTTTAAATCTTCTTTTGGTATAGAACAATGAATGTTCTCTACAATTTCTACTTTTGATCCATCATACATTTCTGTTGATGTCATTCCTAGTTCTGTCATTTTCTCGGGAATAATTTCCTCGGATAATTTTCGTAATTGATCTTTAAAATTCTTTAGTTGATCTTCTGTTGCTTCAATTGAAGCCTCTAATGCGAGCTGTGTTCGTAGTAATCCAGCTACAGATTCTAGACCTGTTTGTTCAATGTTTGCTACTGCGTCGCCTTCAAAGTTTATCTTGCTCATCTATTTCGCCTTTCTCGTGAATGTTAATACTTACCGAATAATATTTTTTTTGAATCTTATCCCATTTAAGTATTTTGAATCTACCGCGATTCATTTCAGAAGCTATACAGCAAGAAATTCCCATTGCCGCTGGATCTCCCATCATTAAAAGATAGTCATTATCATCAAAATCTTTGAGTTTTCTGCGTAATTTTTTTATTGCAGGTTGTGGACTAAACATAATTTGTTGCCCACTCTCGAATAATAAAACAATATCCCCGTATTCCTGCGCACTTAACACATTAATATAAGGATTCTCCTGCACTAAAAATACAGTAGGCTTCTTCTCACTCTTTTCTTTTTTAAATTCCATCTTTTTAATTTCTGATTCTCCTTTATCTCTTGTATTTTGTTTAAGCAAGTATTATATCAACATTTAGAAAGTTATTATGGATTATAGATTTAAAACAAAACCTTTTCAACATCAATTAGATGCTTTGGAGAAAAGTTGGAATAAAGAAGTTTGGGCTCTTTTTATGGAGATGGGCACAGGTAAAACTAAAGTATGCATTGATAATATTGCAATACTCTACGACAAGGGTAAAATAAATTCGGCTCTTATCATTGTACCTAATGGTATTAAAAGAAATTGGCGTAACGAGTTAAAGATACATTTATCCGATCATATTAATTACCGGGTAGCTATCTGGTCTGCTTCCCCTAAAAAAGAAGAGAAGCAGGAAATTGAGCAGTTGTCCGTGATCGTTGATGACTTAACCATTTTTATTATGAATATTGAATCTTTATCCACAAAGCGTGGTTATGATTTCGCATATAGTTTTCTATTAAAAAACCAAGCATTGATGTGCATTGATGAATCAACCACCATTAAAAATCACAACGCTCAACGCACGAAAAACATTTTAAAACTTCGAGACTTAGCAAAGTATAGAAGGATTATGACAGGGTCTCCTATAACTAAATCACCACTTGATATATTTTCTCAAGTTCAATTCTTAGATCCTTATTTATTAGATCAACAAAGTTATTATAGTTTTAGAGCTAGATATGCTGTTATTGTTTCCAGGTCCGTGGGCAGTCATTCGTTTCAACACATTGTTAAGTATCAACGCCTGGACGAGTTGCAGGAAAAAATAAAAGATTTTTCTACACGAATTTTAAAGAGTGAGTGCTTAGATCTTCCTGAAAAATTATATACAAAAAGAAATGTTGTTATGACACCCGAACAATTAAAAGCTTATACGGAAATGAAGAAATCAGCGTTAACCTTTTTAGAGGATAGTAAAATGATGACAGCAGCTACAGTGCTAACACAAATTATTAGACTACATCAGATTACATGTGGCCATGTGAAGACGGATGATGGTGAGGTAATCTCATTAAAGAATAACCGCATTCAAGAGTTATTGAATGTCTTGGATGAGACAGGCGGAAAAGTAATTATATGGGCTGTATATCGTCATGATATACAAGCTATAGAGAAAGAAATAGGAGATTTATATGGTAAACAAAGTGTGGCGTCTTATTATGGTGATACCAAAGATTCTGATCGTCAGTCTATTGTTGATCGTTTTCAAGATAATGATGATGCTCTTCGGTTCTTCGTGGGAAATCCCAAAACAGGAGGTTATGGTCTTACTCTTACTTCTTCTCACACTGTTGTGTATTTTTCAAACGACTATAGTTTAGAAATACGTATGCAATCGGAAGATAGAGCACACCGTATAGGGCAAACAAATAAAGTAACTTATGTAGATTTAATGGCAGAGAATACTATTGATGAGAAAATTGTTAAAGCGTTAAATGCTAAAATAGATTTAGCGAGTCAGGTAATGGGGGAAGATCCTAGAAAGATTTTATTCAGCTAATGCTCGCTCGAGTAATACTTCCAACCGTATCACACGTTCTTTTATTTCTGGTATATCTTGTAGTATTATCATTTCTAATTGCGATTGTTTTGTCTCAATGGCTATTACTTTTTGTGACAGCATGCCATACACAACTCCAGCGCTTATTAGAATCATTGAAAACCAAACTATGTTCCTTAGATTAAAATCTTTATCCATTAAAAACCACCCATAAAATTATTTGTTTGTCTTAATTGATCGTAATAAGGATCTGTATTTAATGATGCGATTCCACCTTGATTATAACCTGTTGCATTGCTATTTAATATATCTATGGCTTCTTGATTTAACGGTGGTAGTTCCAGTCCCGTTGAGTCAAAATTATTAGGTGATAACCCTGTTATTATATTATCTTGAAAATTTATTGCTTCTTCTGGAGAGGCAAAATATTGATTTAGGTTTGGACTTTGATTTTGATTCAAAAAAGGAACTTTTGGATTTAGACCTATATTAGGATTAGAATATTGATCTTGAAAAGGAACCTCTGGATTTAAATTTGGGTCTAATGCACCAAAATTTTTATTTGGCATCATCCTACTTGAAGAGCCACCTAATTGAGCTTGTTCTTGTGGTGTCATTACAGTACCCGGTGGTAATCCTGTAAATTCACTGCCTTGAAAGTATCCACGTAGGTTTGGACTTTGATTTTGTATGTCGGCTGGTGCATTTCTCCCTCTGTCCAATCTACCCAGCATTGCATTAATATCACCCATCGTGACGGCGTTGGAAGTTTGGTAATTTTCTGGTGAATATAAACTGTCTCCTGGTTGAAAGTCAAATTGTTGTCCAGTAGTATTATTTGATGATTGCCCAAGTATGTTTCCTTCATCAACCTCACCAAAAACATCGACATCACGGTCTGCAAAAGATTTGTTGTCATATGTTCCAGAAGTTGGATCTAGTGGATAGCGTTGGCCTGGCATTATATCATTATGGTAGGGAATACCATCAGGCTGGAAGATATTACTAAAATTTAACTCAGGAAAATTAACATTTTGCAGTAATGCGTTCTTAATACCTCCTGGCATGTTTCGTAAATCTTCTGGTATCATACCTGTTAACGCATTCGCAATATTTTTTCCTGTTTGTATGCCTTCTTTTATAACAGGAAGACCTGTTACAGCATCAACTACTCGGCCACCTATAGTTACAACATCTCTTCCCATTTTGTATGGATCAGATTCTTTAACTTTCTTTTTACCCGCTTCAAGCATTCTAATCATTGGTGACATTTCCTTATAGGCGTTAGCTATTCCTCCGAACATGTTGTGTATAAAACCAGGGTACATCTCCTTCCACCTCTTAGGATACATATTCTGAAATTTTCTTGAAGGGTCTCCAAAATCTTCTCGTTTTGTTTGATCAAAGATTTCTTTTCCTGCTGTAGTCAGCATAGGAGCACCTGAACTTGTTCTCATAATCGATCCACTTTTATTCCGTAGGACGCCGCCTGCTTGGGCAGCTCTTGCACGAGCTAACTTAGTAGTAAATTTATTTAAACGTGAACGAAGATCTTTAGCTGTAGCGTCATCTCCTTTTCTAAGAGCCGTCTCTATACGACGATCTAAACTTCCAACACTTTGTCGTAAATCTTTAATCTTGCTCCTCTCTATAGAGTACCCAGACTGATTACCAAATTTAGATTCTGTTAAACCTTTTTCACGACCTGTATTACCGCCTGTAAGTCTTTTAGCTTGATTTCTGTTTGGGTCTTTAATAGGCTTTGATCGGTATGTCTCCCTAGTGGTCTCCCTAGCGGGCGCTTTTTTCTTAAATTTAGTTTTTCTTCTTTGTGCTTCTTCAACCATTATGTTCTCCTATTTCCAAGAGCAATTGCTTCATCTAAATTACCGCCTGCTAATGCTACTCGTTGTTGTGGGTTAAGAGGTTGTGGTGCGGAAGCGCTTTCCTGAACATCATCAGAAAAAATAGATTCTCCTCCTTGGCTCATTGGAGGCACAATATTTTCTTCCGAAACATTTTCCGTTACTTGTGTTTCATCTACCTCGCTTCCAATATATCCTTCACTCATTATGTTTGCTAATTCGTCTTCTTGTTCTACTTGAGCAGCATCGTAAAAACCTAATTGGTCATTTTCTCCGTAACGTGACTGATTGTAAGATGATCTTGTGCCATCATTCATAGAGTCCATCACAGCCTTGTAACCTGATCCGACCAACCAATCTAAAAATTTACCTGGGCGTTGCAGTATGTTATTAATCTTATGATACTCTTTAGGAATATCACTTCTCATATCGTCGTCTTCCAAAAGGCTTTTCATGCCCTTTGCAAAAGCATTACGTTGTGCTCCAATGCTTGCATTTGGTTCTACAATTCTTGTCCACGCTTTTAAAGCTTCAGGATCTGCTAAAAAAGCGGCTGTTTTTCTCATTAATAGACCTGTAAATACAGTACTATATACAGCTGCATTAGTTACTCCTCCTCCCGTAAGTACTGATCCTCCGGATAGTCCCATTGTAAACATACTCAGACCACTTTGAAGCCCACCTAGCGATAGACGACGTGCAGCCATTTGAGCAGTAGTTCCACCTAGACCTTGTTCAATTATTCTTGCTTGTACATCTATTAAAGCTTCCACGTTACTTTTAAATACTTTACCATCTTTCCCTGCAAGATCCATCATTCTCTCTATGCCAGGATCATCAAAATTTAAATTTTTAAGAAACTTATTAGGATTGAATATTTCTTCTGTTATAGAGGTCATTACTTTTTCTCCGTTCGGCATAGTCACTTGTCTAGTCACAGGAGCTGCTGAGTCTAAAGAGTTTTTAAACGCTTGATTAATCCAAGATTTTACACCTGTAGTGTACGCTTGAGTTCCCACTAAATCATGTAAGTCCGTTACA